ATTTAACGTAAGATGATAAAGTAACTCTTGAAACTTTAAGTAATTTGAGAATTTCTTTGGATCTCATTATTGCAATTATAATAAATAAATTTATATACTTTTATATGGATTTACTACCCTGACCAATGGTATGTCACAATATTGTAATTAAAATCTTTTTTCATAGAATTTATAAATCCTGGACATTTCAATAGATTTGGCCAATAGCAATGGAAAAAATTAATTAGTAATCCCACAAAAATTACACTTTGTTTATTATTTTTTGTTAAAATTAGAATCGAATTGTAATTTAATTTTACAGTATCAGTATATTTTTCGGATATATCGAGTCCCATTGCAGTAATTATTTTTTGTAATTCACCACAACATATTTTGGATCTTGGTAGATTTCTAACATTTTGTGGAATTCCTTTCAGTGATACAATACCACAAAATTCTCTATCAAAATATTCCAAAGCATAAATAGTCAATTCAGTTTCTAGAGTTATGATTAGTGTGCATTTATCCTGATTGGATGGTCCACTTTGATATGCTTGATAAATTTTTTCATCTGTGCTCATAATTTGTTATAGTATAACAAATTATGTATAATTATTCAAGGTGGATAAATAATCAATTTTTTAAATAAATAAGTAATAAAAAATTAGGTTGACCAATTATCAATGTGCGCCATTAAAACTAATTTGGATCCATCATCGGATAATACACTAAATCTTTTTACCGATCTAGTATCATCCTTGCATAGGACACGACTAGCAAAAAGTACATCATCTACGGTTATTGGATAATCTTTTTCTTTTGATCTAATTTCAATTTCCTCAAATAAATCAATAACATGGATATATGGTCGTTCAACAAGTGGACCCACAAAATGTTTTATTTTATTGCTGCCTGATTTAGATTTAAATGTGCCAGCGGAAAATTCATACCAATATAATGGTTGGGCTACTGCATTTTTACCCCGAAACCATGTACCCGTGACTTTTGATGGTTTGGATATCCATCCAGATTTGCCAGGTGCATTCAAACGAATAGTAATAGTTTTGTGAGAAAGTTTATGATCGTAAGCTATATTTTTTGCTTTGTTTACATTAACATTTGCAAGAATTTCATTATTTTTGTTATGACGGCTAACTAGATTTGGCTCTACATCAAAAATGAAAGGTGTGATATCACCGTTACTATAATAATGCTCATTTAAATCGTGGCCGAATGCACTATGGTATGTTGGTGCTAAAAAATTAAGCATAAAATAATCATCAAAATCGAGCATTTGCTCGGCGCTTTGTTTAGCATCCGATTTTGACCAACTTTTGAAACTCATTAATGTGTATTATATTTCGACCTTATATTCGACTTGTAATGCAAGGCTATTTATAAATCAATTTTTAAAAAAATTGATTTATAAATAATAGATTTAAATAAAACGTAATAAATTATTATTATACTAATGTCGATACTTGTTATTGTGGAAAGTGCTGGTAAGATATCAAAAATATCTAAAATATTAGGAAAAAATTATATCGTGAAAGCTTGTATGGGTCATTTTCGGGATTTGGATCCATTAAAAATGTCTATTGATTTTGATAATAATTTTGAACCGATTTATATTATTACTAAACCACCTGTTGTCAAAAATTTAAAATCAGTCATGAAAAATGTTGATATGGTTTATCTTGCTGCGGATGGTGATCGTGAAGGCGCACAAATCGCACAATCGCTTTATCATGTTTTAAAACCAAAAAAATATAAACGATTACGATTCAATGAAGTCACTAAAAAAGCTATTATGGCAGCCATTAAAAATGCTGGTGAAATTGAAACTGATTTGGTCAATGCACAAAAAGCGAGACGTGTTTTGGATAGATTGTTTGGGTATATGATTTCACCAATTTTACAAAAACAGCTTGGTGGTAAATTATCGGCAGGGCGAGTCCAATCAGTAGCTGCTAAGATTGTTATTGATAAAGAAAATGAAATAATCGATTTTATCGAAAAAAATAAAGATTCAACTTTTTTTAAGGTTAACGGATTATTATCCAAATTTAAGTCGGTACTATACGAATCTAGTGACAAAAAACCTTATGCATTTAAACCAAAAGATGAATTCAAAGGCAAAATTGCTAAGATGCCTTTAATCGATAAGAAAAATACTAATGTAACGGCATTTTTGAAATTATGTTTAAAATCGGATTTTTTGGTGCATTCAATAACTGATCGAATCGCATCTCGATCACCGGCTCCACCATTTGAAACATGCACATTACAGCAAGAAGCAAATCGAAAATTTGGTATGTCGATCGATATTACAATGCGGACAGCACAAAAATTATATGAAGGAGGATATATTACTTATATGAGAACAGATTCGGTAGAACTTTCTGAAGAAGCCCATGATGAAATAAAAAAGGTAATCATTGATGAATACGGTAAAGATTATTATCAAAAAAATGTTTATAAATCTAAATCAGAATCTTCCCAAATGGCGCACGAAGCGATTAGACCAACGCATGCTGATCTATTCTCACTAGAAAAAGAAATTGATGATCCATACCAAATTAAATTGTATAAACTCATTTGGCAAAGAACAATTGCTTCACAAATGAAACCAGCCAAGATTAAAGTTATTACAATTCAAATATCAATATCGAAATATATTGAAAACAAACTTGAACCATTTTATTATTTCCAAAGCCAAATTGAAAATATATTATTTCATGGTTTTATGAAAGTTTACGTAGAATCAACAGATGATCCATTGGATGATCATACTATTAAAGATTTCAATGGTAGTTTACCTAAAATTGGAGAAAAATTAAATATGGATGAAATTATTGCTAAACAAGAATATTTAAGACCGCCTCCCAGATATAGTGAAGCATCCCTGGTAAAATATTTAAAAAAAATGGACATTGGACGTCCATCAACCTACGTTAATACTATTAAAACAATTATTGATAGAAAATATGTCAAAATTGATAATGTTGCTGGTATCGAAAAGAAAATTACAACTTACTCTATTAAATCCGAAAATAAAAAACGTATTATGTCCATAGATGAGGACAATGGAACCGTATTACTTGGAAAGGAATCAAAAAAAATAATTCCAACCAATTTGGGAATAAGTGTGAATGACTTTTTGGTGGAAAATTTTTCCGAAATGATAGATTATAAATTCACTGCTGGTATGGAAAAAGATTTGGATAAAATTTCTAATGGGGAAAAAATTTGGCACAAAGTTGTGCAAAAATTTTATGATAAACTAAAACCAATTGTTGTTGAATTGGATAAAAAAAAAGGAGTGGCTAGGGAATCCGAAAAAATAATTGGTGTAGATGATGATGGAATTGAAATATATGCTATCAAAACTAGAGATGGTCCAGCTATAAGAAAAAAAATGGGAAAAAAATTTGCTTACGCCAACATCGAAAAACCATTAACAATAGAAACAATTAAATTGAAAGATGCAATAAAACTTTTTGAATATCCCAAATTATTAGGTAAATATGAAAAAGCGGATGTTTATCTTAAAAAAGGACCACATGGATTATATATTTGTTGTGGAAATGAAAATTTTTCGTTCAACGAAACCGATGAAACAAAAATTGACAGAACAAAAATTAGTTTGAAGCAAGCGATTGAGATTATTAAAACAAAGAAATCCAATAATTTAGCTGAATTTAATATTACCGAAAAAGGAAAAAAATTTAAAGCCCTAGTATTAAATGGGAAATATGGTCCATATATACAGGTAAAAAATGGAAAAAAAACAATAAACTATCGAATTTCCAGAAATATTGATGCACAAAAATTAACCGATAAAAAAGTTTTGGAAATTATTTCAGCCAAAAAAAGCGCTCCAAAAAAAGTATATACTGGTTCCAAAACAAATAAAAGAAAAACATATACTGCAAAATAATTTAATTAATAGATTATTAATTTATTAATTAAATAACTTTCTTGGTTTGATGGCAAAAGTTACATGGGGACTCGGTTTCACTGACCTATGGAATACTTTGTTGAAATCAGCAATGAAATTTGTTAAATATCCGGAACTAATTTCAATCACATAGCATTTAGAAAATACAGACCAATCATCCGATACTGTTGATTTAAATTTACCATAGGTTAATTCGCATTCTGCTTGGTATTTATCAACAAAATCAATAACTTTATCGATACCAATGTCATAAACAATATTAGAGTTAATAACGGTTACATGACTGGCTTCAGTATTGGGAATGACTTCATCATAAATTAATTCTTTTACGTTGTCATAAATTAATTTACTCAGTGAGCCGGATATTGGACATAAATAGACTTTACCATCAATCACGCGGAATTGAAATTTTATGCCGGATAATTTTTGATGAATCTTAGATAATTTTATTGGCCAAACGTAAAGCTCTGTCCAAGGATTATACGCATAATTTGGATATGTCCAAACTTTTTTAACATGTTCTCTTACATTATCTTTTTTTTGTGAATTAATTGATTCATTGTTTATTAATTCTATAAATTCTGTTCCAACATATGGTTTCATGTTTGGAAATTGTGAAATAAAATTGATAATTTGCATCGCGTTTTGTCCATTGGATAAACCACTTGGATTGACTGCTGCCAAAGTAGCATCAAGTGTTCTCATTAATTCCTGAATTTGCTTTATATTGATAGTTTGATCCATTTATAATATGGATATAACTGTATGTATGGATTTTTATACTGGCCATATCTATTGTTATTTATTTCAATTTTTTTAAGACAGAATAAATGATTTAAACTCATTTGATTGGATGAAAAATATATAATTCCCCATTGTTATTAGGCTGTTGTTTTTGTAAACAATCATATATTTTTTTATTAAAAACAGAATATTTGGTTTCCCAAGTCCATCTGCCACGTATCAAACTATGCAAAAATTTTTTTGATCCGGTAAAATTTCCGCGGTTTAGTAAACTAAAAATAATAAGTTCATCCTGACCATTTTCGCCTTCATCAAAACATTTATCGAGATAATCTAATACATTTTTAGAAAATCTTGTTAATTGCAAAAATCCGTGATATTTTTGCAACTCTGTTAATTTCCCCCCAACATAAAAAGTATTGTATTTATTTTTGGAATTGCGATAGTTTCCAACTGCATACAAAAAATCGTATGAACTTTCGTATTTCCATAATTTTGAACTGTCACCAAGTATTCTAACATCGTATTCTATGCTCCAAAAGTATTTATATTTTTGTCCATACTGTTTGTAAAACCACATTAGCATCCAATGATTACTTAACCACATTGAGAAAAAACCCGCTGGATAAATACTTTTTATTTCATTTTCTGTAAATTTAAAAACAATTTTTTTTATTTTTTCTGTTTTTATTTTGGTATATATTTCATTATTTTCTGTATGCATTAAAATAAAAAAATCAACACCAACTGGATATGTTTCATCATAAATTTTGGTGGCAAATTTTTCTATACTATCATTCCATTGATGTGTTTTCATTATTACAACTGTTTGGTTCATTGTTTGTTCGATAAAAATATATTAGAATTTGTTTATTTATTTGATAAATAAATTCTAAATGTGTAATTACTGATATTTTGATTCGGATAGTTGTACACCATAAAATAATTTGTATGGAATTTCCTGGTAGTGCATATCTATTTTATTTGCTAAGCGTTGATTACTTGTAACAATAATGGCTTGTTCACGTTCTCCAACAGAAACACTTAATATTTCAATATCTTTCAAATAATAAAACCTCGGATTTTTATCATCGGGGACAATAGTGATTCGTTTGCATAATTCCTCGAATCGCTGTTTTTCCGTTGGTCCACCCATAAAATTAATTTTATATTCAACCTGTTGGTATACATACTGATTTACTAATATTGTTTTTTTCTCTAAATATTTTTCCAGATCTTCCCTATTTTTTACCATCATTTCTTTATTTTCATTTTTTGAAAAATTCTGATAAAATGATTCCGAAAATCCGTATGATAAATGGGAACACAATGTAAGCATTATTGTTTGATCAAGTAAAACCTTTTCGCTAATATTTTTTGGATAATCCACAGTGACTGTTTTTTGGTCGAATTCTAATGGTACAACATTGAATTTTTTAATATATTCAATTACGTCATCTGGTGGTTTGGTTCTAAATTTATAATAAACAATTGGTTCGGCTCCAAAATATTTGTAATCTTTTGTGACTATTTCGATTTTATTTAAAAAATCAGCCAATGCCTTATCACTAATCATTGTTTTTTCATCATCAAAAAAGAAAATACGAGATCCATTTCCACCATGGAATTTTATCCATTTACCAATACCAATCATATTAAATACAATACTATTTTTAGATACGATCGATGGTATTTCGACAAATATATCTGTGATATCATTCTCAATCAATAATTGATCATGTACTAATTTAAAATTATTAAAAATTTCTTGATGATTTTTTTTGACTAAATTTGGGTCAAAATTTTCATCGGATTTCTGATATGATCTAATTGCTTGGTTTATACGAAGCAATAATTTTGGAAACATACCATTTGTTTTATTTGATAGCGATGCCATTAATTCAGTCCAATTGTTAATATTCGTCATTCTGCTATATTTACAAAAAATATTGGATTTATACCATTATCAATATATTTTTGAATCAACTTTTTAGAAAAAATTGATTCAAAAAAAATATATTAATAAATAAATTTGTTATCATTTAATAATAATATCATTAAATGCACGCATATCATATTTATATAGATGGAGTAGATGGGACTGGGAAAACAACAATTGTACAAATGTTAAAAAATGCTGGTTATCAATATGTTTATGATAGATCTATTTTAACAAAAATGTCAATTATTTCCGCTGATAATTTACCACAAAAAATAATGGATAATGGTAAAATTATTCAACAGATAAATAGAATCAAAGAATTATATCCGCCAAACGAATTAGTGACAAATCGTGATGTTATGACAAAATTAAGTTTGGATAATTCAACTTTGCTCGAAGATAATACAGAGTCAAAAGAAAATTCGGTTATTTATATTATTCTGGATGCGGAAGTGGATACATCTGTTGAACGTTTAAAAAAAAGAGTCACCGAAACTAAAATCAAATTGAATGCATGGGATTCACGAAAAAGTATTAAATATTTTCGATCAAAATATTTATTTTTGGCATACAAATATCGAATACCAATTATTGATACTGAAAATAAATCAGTAGAGCAGGTTTACAATGAAATTATTGATTTGATTGAAGAGAAAAATATCTATGTTCCACGTTTTCAATACATAGGTATCGAAAATCCAGTTGAATTCAAAGCTGATTTGTTGGAATTAGAATGGCTCTATCTTGGTGAATCGCGAATTATTTATGCTGATACGCAACATTATGTTTTGCGAGGTAATTATGTTGGTTTTGATATAGAATCCTACCAAAAAAATGTAACAACGGGCATCACCCAAAATTGTTTAACAAAATTCATTAATAAATTACGTAAAAAAGATATGGAAAAAAAATAAATTAAATAAATTAAATCGATTGCAAATAATTTTTAATTTCTAATAAATCTGATTCCTCTGACCATATAATTAGTTCGTCCAATAATTTATTAGGTATATTAATTTTTTTTACAATTGATATATCATCCAATAATAATATATTTTTGAGTGTACTTTTATCCAATAAAATTTTTCCATTATTTGCATTATTTTTTAACCATGTTATCATATTTCGTTTATTACCTGATAATAAAATAAATTTAAATTGTGGTTTCGGTATTACTAATTTTTTAAAGAACAAATCCAAAAAATTATCGGAAAGTACGGTTGCTAAAGGATAAATATTATTTACCATATTGTCTGTTAATAGATTATTGTTTAACAAATAACACAATTTACTTATTTGACAATAACATATAATTTCCATAATAATTTGCTGACTGGGACAAATTAGTAATGATATTAACTGGTGATATTTTTTAATTTGTGTAATATTACCAAAAAGATATAATACATCAATAATAAATTGTTTATCTACTTCATTTTTTGTTGTATTATTAATAATATTTTCTAATTCATTTTGGAGATCTAATTCCAAACAAACTCTTACCAGTGTACAAAGTCTATAATTTATTTTAAAACCTTTACTTGGTACAAAAAAAAGTTGGTATTTGAGTAAATAATCGGGATCAATGTTACCATCTTCTGGAACCTGGATATTTTGGGAAATCATTTCGATATGAATTGATTCTTTTTTCAAATTTTGCATATTATTTATTTGCACTGAATTAATATCGAGTAACCCATAATTGATTATTATTTGGGCTTTTTTCATTTTGTTATTAACAAAACTATTTGTTCCAAAATAATGCAGTATGTAATCAGGTAATTTTTTGGTATAATTTTGGCATAAATATTCTATCATTTCGATTGTGCCTTGTTTAATAGCGGTAATGAAATTGGAAGGCGTAATTTGGTATCCCTTTAAAAAAATATATTTAACCATTTCTAGTGATTCTGATTGAATTGCATAATTCATTGTATGAGAAAAATATTTTTTATTGTTTATTTGGTAAATCATATCCGGTAAAAGTATTGATGTTCTGCCTTTTTTGCATTTTCCAGTATCCAGTATTCTATCATCATGAATTGTGGGTAATTTTTGTTCTAGATAAGATATTGTTTCTAGTGAACCGGATAGTATAGCAGAATAATAAAGTTCATAGTGCCATCTCACCAATCCCATATTTGATAATTCATTAATTAAAATAAAATTACTATTCAAAATTGGATAAGTTATTAAATTTTCGTCTATGTTGATACCATCTTTAATTGCTTCTTTTATTAAAAATAAAATGGCATCAGTATTATTTGTTTGAAATACTGATGTTAAAATCTTATCAGATAATCCAATTATTTTATTAACATCCATAATAATTCTAATTGAACCTCCTAGAACCGCTTTATTAAAAACAGAAATATTGGGAACTAATCCTACTTCTCGTAAAAAAAAATACATTTCTTCATATCCAAATTCGGAACAATATATTAATAATTCGTTATGTAATTTAATTTTTTTATTTGATTCTAACATTAATTTTAACATTTCTAAACGATTATTTAAAACCGCTAGTAATAAACTATTAGCATCAATTTGGTAGCCATATTCTATTAAGTATTTTATTTTATCAAAATCATTCAAAAGAATACTAACATGCAATTTTTTTTTAATTTTATTGAATAAAAATTTTTCTTGAAATTTTTTATTTGTTAAATATTCTTTTATTTGATCAAAATGTCGGTTTGATAATTTATTGATAAGTTCGTATAAATTATTATTATCAAAAGTTTTTGTCCTGATTGTATCAAAGGGAATGGAATAAATTTCTCCTGTGGTTGTTGTTAATTGATCAAATATTTTTTCAAAAATCCATTGAATTATATTATCCGGTTCATATTCCGCTTCTTTTGGAAAAGAATATTGCTTAGAATCAATATAATCATTCATAATACTAATAAAAAATTGATTGTTATTTAAATTATTTGAACCTATATACCTAAGAATTAGTAATTAATAATTAATAAACCATTATGTCAGAGAAAAATAGATTGCAAGAATATTGTCAAAAAAAGAAGATTCCGATGCCTATTTACCAATCATCATCCATTGGTGAGGCACATTGTTTACAATGGTCCGCTAGTGTTACTGTAATGATCAACAATAAAAATGTTACTATGGATACCATTGTGTCATGTCATTCCAAAGTTTCAGCAGAAAAACAGGCGGCAATTATGATGCTTGACCATATTAGGTCTTTAAAAAATAAAGATCTGGGAAAATTATCAAAACCATCAAAATTATCAAGATTACGGGATACAACAAAAATATCAATTACATCGACACACAAATCGAAAATTCCAATTGATCCGGTAATTAAATCCAACCTTAGTGATAGCGAAAACGAAAACGAAGACAAAGACGAATTTTTTGGTAATGCTGGGAATTTCGTTCCCAAGCATGACCTGCCGCTGACGGGACAAGGTGACAACGTAATAAATGATTTCGCTGATAATAATGCACCAGTATCCGAATCAAATATGAACCAAATAAAACATATTTTTTTAATTGATTTGGAAAATAAACCAGCTTTCAAACAGGAAATCAAACCAAATTCTTTATACATTGGATTTTTGAATTCAATTCATAATTCAGTTAGTAAATATAAACAGTGGCATAAATGCGAATCAGATAATGTATTCAAAGAATTGGATAATTCCAAAAATTATTTATTATTATATTTGGTTGATGGTGGTACTCCTGATTTGGTTGATCATTTTATGACAGTATTTGCATATCCAACCATTAATTTTATTGCAAGCCAAAAAATTTGCCCATCAATAACTATTGTTTCGGGTGATCATGCTGGATGGTGTACTAGGAGTTGTTTCGAAAAAATATTAAGGTGGAACAATCTCTTTAATATTAATATTAATAATGCCGCATCATTCGATTAATTTTTTGATAAATAATATATATCATATTATTTATCAAAAAATCAAATTTCGATTTTCAAATAAATATTATTTAAACTAGTAACATTCATCCGAAAATTAAAAATCAAATTTCAATTTTCAAATAAATATTATTTAAACTAGTAACATTCATCCGAAAATTAAAAATCAAATTTCAATTTTCAAATAAATATTATTTAAACTAGTAACATTCAAACTGGTAATATTCATTGCAATATTTTCGGTTTGCTTATTATCTTTAATATTATTATCTTGACAAATAGCCATTAAATAATATATTTCCTTGTATAAATATTTTTTTGAAATTAATTTTTGACCTGTTAATATTAATAATAATTGGTAATCTGGTATTTCTTTAGTGTAATTGATGACCTCTTTTTCGTTCATAAATTTTATTTTGCTGACCATTGGAAAGTACATATCATACATTTTTTCCATGACATTTTTATGAAAATCCAAAAAATATGCTTCACGATTATTTTTACGAAATTGACCACATAATTTGTCAATTGTATCAGGATAGTGTACTATTATTTTATCAATATCAAATTCACCGCCAATATTCGCGATGTATGACACAATAGCCCTCCCAATTAGATTGTGTGTATCCATATAAAAATCATTTGTAATAGTTGTAATTTTTAAATAATAAAATAGAATACCGATAATTGTTAGTATATCACATTTTATTAAATGCATTAGATCTTGGTACAATTCTGTATATTTTTTTATTGGTTCGAATAAATCATAATTAAATATTTCCATTATGTCATCACAAAAATATTCAACTGATTTTCCATAAAAATCTGATGCTGAATTTATGATTTGAAAATCAGTAAGCTTATATTTTTGGAAAAAACGCATTTTTTGTGTAATGATAGATATTTTATCAAATTCGTCCAGTATATGGTTTATGTTGAATTCGTTTAAATTTTCGTTATTTTTGACACAAGATAAGACATTATTGTATAATAATTCAATATCAACATTAATACAATATTTATCTATTAACCAATATTTGATAGTATCTTCAAGGTTTTTAGGTTGGTTTTCAAAATACGAATATTGGTTCACTAAATGTTCCACAACAGTTGTTATTTTTTCGAATTGAAAATACTCCATTGGTAATCGGATAATTAGAATAATATACATATATTATTTTGGATAAACAAATATCAATTTTTTATTGGTTAACTAAATAGGTTCTTAATCTATTTTTAAATTTGGGAATTTTTTTATCACCAATTAACTGTTTAAAAGATCCTTTTTTGATTACAAATTCTTTTTCGGATGGAATTTGTTTAATGAGGTTACGACTATAAAGATATAACCATGCATCCAAATTATAAGAAATATTTTTAAATGGATTTTTATCGGGGTCAAATATTAAATCCATTTTTTCTTCCAAAATCTTTAAAAATTGCGGAAAATTTTCGATAATGTAAATATAAAAATCGCCCATATTTTTAATATTAGATGCCTGTGCAATACGATACAATTCATTTTTATCTGTTGATTTAATGACATCATCGATTGGATACTTAAATAAATAGTCCAATTGTGAATAATCAAAATTCGGAGTTACGGCTGAAAGTTCAAACACAAAATATTTTTTTTTGTATTTCATGTACATATAAATATTTTGTGAAAATGGATATCTAGTTTGATTTTGTTTTTGCTCGATTGTCGCTGATTTTTTATATTGTAAAACATAATTTGAATGAATAACAACAGTTCTACTACCAATTACATAAGCAAAAAGCGATAACCATTCTATCCATTCTGGACTATTTAAATTGACAATAATACTGGAATCAGTAACACTAAACCGAAAATAATAATTAACATGTATTTCTGGATTCAATTCCATCATAATACTAATATTTCCATATTTGGGATCGGCTGTTGTTATCATTATGCCATCACTTATTTCATAAAAGAAAAATGGTTTGTATACTGAAGTAGAGTCATAAGATTCGAAATTGAATGTATATACATTATTACCAATGGTCGATCCAAATTGGTTATTGATATTACTGTAATTTTCCTTAAAATATTTTAGTCTATCAGATATGGTTAAAAATTTAAAATTATCATCATCCAATAAATCAATGAGATTCACACTGGATGATTTGGGCGTATAACTTCCGGGCATATTAATAGTAATTTCCGAATCGGATTTTCCAATATAATCATTTCCGGTCCAAACAAATTCGTATTTTTTTTCAATACGAAGATTAGAAACGTTGTGAAACTGGGCTATTTCTTTTGCATCAATTACCGCTTCTAATCGAAATTTTGATGATGGTGGTAATATAATTTCTTCCTCGATTGGAAAATTGGAATATGCTTCGATACATAGACCGATTCCCTTGATATTTTTTGGTAATTTAATTTTGAGTAAAATAAATCCGAAAGGGTTGTTTTCATTATAATAAAATGGATTACGTGTGGTACTCATAAAACTGGAATCTTGATAAATATCTCCAACATTCAAATGTTTTAGGTAATCATCTTTTTGGATAAAACGATAAACTGTATGTGACTCTGTGAAAATTGGGGAATTTTTAAGTAATCTGATCATTATTTTTATTTGATTCTCCAAATCTAAGTTTCGAATAACATCTTCATATGTTTTTTGTTTTGGTAAACAACATTTACTTTTTCTTAAGTATATATTCATATAATATGAGCCAAATAATGAGTAATGCTTGACTAATCCAATTGCTTTAGAATCGTATATATACATTTGATGATCTAATAACGTTTGCGCGGGTATATCATATTTGGAAATTTGATTACAAAAATCGTTTATTTCTCCTTCGGTAAGCGTGGCTTTAGTTGTTAGATTCCAATCATAAGCCAAAAAATACAGTTCTTTGGTAGTGTAATAGGGCGAAATATGTTCCATACCAGAATAAAAACTGGGTCTTCGACAATTTGTGATGTAATGATTCAAAACAAAACTTTTATAAAAAATATTAACATAGGTATTCCTCAGTGTATCCATATCATAGTACGAAAGTATCCGAATATTTTCCTTATCAGATACATCTAAATTTTTGTAGCTTAACAGATCATTGTAAAAATTTTGGTCCACAAACCGATAATTATCAATATATATTCTGGGATAAACATTATCGCGATATATCAAAAAGACATGATTTGATTTAATATCGTACAATGGTACCCTCTCTTCATAACTACTAATAATCTTTTTGAGTTCGATTATATAATCAGATGGCAAGCCTAATTCAATTATTTGTGCTTTTGAAATAAAATCGGCTTCTCCTTCAAAAAGTAAGGTAACCAATTCGTCTATATATTCTGTTGTTTCTGTTTGGTATGGATTTGATATCAATACATAATAGTAAATAATATCGGTCATTATACAATTGGCTCATAATTTAAAAAATAATGCTAAAACAACATTCGATTATTATAAAAAAGTTGAATTTTGTAATGCTACAACGTTTCATATTGTCACCGATTGTCAGTAGTTCATCATTCCACAATGGATCCAGTCATAAAATGCATTAGGCTTAACAGCATCAATGATTTTTTAGCATTGGACCCAGAAACATTCAAGGATAATGTTTACAGTTATCTCAAAATGTGTGCTGTTTATGGACGATTTGATATGGCCAAAATTTTATGTACGTATGCGTACAATATCAATTGGAATTTTTTGATGAGATTAGCTGTGGCATCAAATCAGTTAGAAATGGTTGGACTTTTTATCGAAAATGGTGCGAATGTTAGTTATTTGGATAACCATGCTGTTAAAATAGCCTGTTGTAACGGATTTTATCCAATGTTAGAATATCTTTTGGATAAAGGCGCGAATATCACAGTAGCTAACAATTATTGTGTGCAAGTAGCAGCTGGTAATGGATTTACCAATATTATCGAGCTACTAATAAAACATGGTGCCGATATTTGCGCAAATAATAATCATGCTTTGTGGTGGGCCCATATAAATGGTCATAATGAAACCGTTAAATATTTAATTGATCGTGGTGCGAATCAATCGCGCATCGAAAATATCGCACCAACGCAAAAATACATAACCAAAATAAAGACGGGCGAGACATCGTTTTGGCTAGAGAGGAAAATTCATGGGCATAACCTGCCGCTAAAGAAACAAGGTAATTCATGCGACACCCAAAAACTTGTTTATGAGCATTGAATCAGTTAGTAATATTTTTTAATACCACTAACTAATTATTTTCTCTAAATAAATTTAATTTTGACAATTACAACCGCTAATATCGATTTTTTTTGTCAAATAATTCAGATCAATAATTCGGTTATAATTATTATTGTAATCATTTATTACTGCCACATTTTCATTCTCGTTCTCATTCATATTGGATTCTTTTACTGGATTCAAAATATCATCCACTATGCTAATAAATATTTTTGTTACATTCTCCCCAGTAACACTACTAGTAAAAATATGTTTACATTTATTATCCTCAGCAAATTTAGCTACTTCATTTTCGGTAACAGTCCATAATGATTTATCGATATCGCATTTATTACCAATTATTATAATCCTAGACGAGTCATTTTTATTATTTTGTCTGTAATCATTTATCCAATATTGTAAACTATTGAAAGATTCTTTATTTGTTACATCAAAAACGCAAATACATGAAGCGGTATCTTTGTAGTACATTTTTACTAGAGACCGAAACCGTTCTTGACCAGCTGTATCCCAAATATTTAGTTTAATTTTTTTGTCATTATGGGTAATACTTTTTATAAAAAATGCCGCTCCAATAGTTGGACAAGAAACCGGAATTGGTTTTTCATGCATAAACCAATAATTTAAACTACTTTTACCAACACCCGAATTACCAATCAAAATTATTTTATATGTGTCTTTATTCATTACTAATATAAGCGCACATCATTTATAAATAATTTGTCAACCAAAAAATAAAATCAATTTTTTTTGAAATAATTAATATTGCATGTAGATATAAAAAATAAACAAATACTATCAGTATAGATAAAAATGGAAAAAGAAATACTGTACGGTGATATATTCATTATACCAAATTCTTTACAGATTTGTGATGATCATGGTAGTTACAGTAGAAATGGTTGTTCGTGATAAAATTATTATGGCAACATGCAAACAGCAACCCTATCGATATGGTAAACAAAATTTTGAAAATCTTCTGTATGACTTATCAGATTCATTTGGTGGTGTTTGTAGTCCAGGTTATTTTGATCCTCCATTGGACAAACAAAGCCAAAGAGCCCTATTATTAGCGAATCATGAAAAATATGCGCGATCATTAAATTTTCCAATCAAAAAACCAAAAACATTTCGCTATATGAATGTCGATGATTAAATTTTAGTCAGGATATACCGCACCTTTAAAAAATATGTAAATATATGTCTTTTTCATATAAATATGAAAAAGCCTCGTAAAAATACTATGATAATTGTATTATTATAGTATTATTTAGAAAACAGTGAGTTTAAAATATTAATGCAAGAATGAGAAGAATAATGACTAACCATATCCAATTGACCATACCTGTAAGTAAGAGTATGATTAGTATGATAATAAGAATAATTGTAATTGGACCGTTCATCTTTTATTAATTATAGTAACATTTTTATTGAAAATTAATATAATTTATATTGAATATAATTATTTTTATTTTTTAACTCATTGTAATAAAAATATAGTTGTATGCTTATGCATTATATTCAAAAAATTGAATATAATATCATTAGTGACCTATTTAAGATTATACATTTTTAACAAAATGTATATTATTAAGGGGGCAATATTAGGCGGTATTGTTGGCATACTATTTTGTTTGGTCAAAAATATTGAATCAAATAACGATCCAAATGAAATTCTATACAATAAATTTATACTGGGTTCAAGTGTAATTATTGGAAGTTTGTTTGGATTGTATTATCAGAAAAATTTTATTAATTAAATTATTTACGATTATTTGTATTAGCAATATAATTATTTAATTCATTTTCGGTAAGATATTTAAATACACTCGGTTCCGTTTGGTATTCTTTTAGTTTGGCAATAAGCGTGGGCAAAAATTTTAATGTTGTATGTTTTGGGTGTATTTGTACAAGGTATACAGCTAAATATATTATTAAACGATGAAGAATATATTTAGCTATATGTGCTATGTCTAATAAATTTTTTATGATTCCTACAAGGCCTGTATGAGTATTATCTATGATTGATTTAGTAATAATTATGTCAGCGATGCAATAAATTTTTTGGTAAAATGTTGTAATTCTTCTGTTAAAATAATATCACCACGAAGATAATCTGTTAAATAATGGACAGGAAATAAATTATATTTGTTTGTCAGATTAAGTAATTTTTTATCAAAATCATAATTTTTTTTCCAATATTTTGGTTTAGTATTTGTCAATACCTCTATATTTTTATAATTATCTGGTATTATTAATTTACTCATTCCAAATAAATATTTTCGATACTCATCCGGAAAAGGTGGTTTGATTGGTAAATCATTTACCACAACCTCGTCCACTTCAATTGGTTCCATAAGCATACTTAAAAGGCGATCCATTTTATGTGTAATAAATATACCAATCAAATAATCAAATATTTAATATTTTTATCAATTTTTTGAAAAAATTGATAACAATATTAATATACAAATAAATATTAGAACTAAATAATAGTAACAAACCAATGTATAGATATATTATAGAAGATTTTGTTTCCGGTTTATTTAATTCGATTAGAATAGATAAAATAATTAAACCAACAAGAGAAAATCCAAAATTAAAAAAATTATGGTTCAAAATATGCAAATATAATTTCTTATTGCATATATTCCCCACGTTGTTATTATTATTGGTTGATTGGTTGTTTGATATTTCATTAATTTTTATTTTTAATATATTAGCATATCCTATTAATTTATTTAGTGGATTATTTCATTTGCTTCATTTTTTTGATTTAGTCAATATTATATGCATTCACACTCCAAAATCATCAAAAACAGTTGGTGCATTAGATATGATTAGTTTGATGATTACTATGTCAATATACCAAATTGTTATTTATTTAACCACAACAATTATTAATTTAATTTTTCATGACAACTTGTATTTTGCAGCCATAATATTAAATTTTATTATTTTGACAATATATCATTCCTTTTATTGTTTTAATAATTTATGGCAGTATAAAAAAATAGATATGTTCCGAAGAATTGACATACATGAAAAGTTATGGCCATATTATATTGGTTATGGTACTATTTCAACGATTCTTTATTTGTGTGCAATCCATCCTATTATGATAGCGATTTATAATTTATATTTAGCAACAATAATAGCACTTCCATTTCTGTTAGCGACTCGTTATCCAAAAAAGGAAATTGGTTACCCAAAAATTAATCTTACAATCTTTTCAAAAATTATTGGATTTTTATTTATCATAATAAAAAATGTATTTAATATATCATTAAATTAGATTCCAATCAAAATCAATCATAATGTATGATATATTTTTAATAAGTTGTGTCTTTTCCATGAAAGTAGATAATTCATTTAATAAATTATTATCTGTTTTCATAAGTTCAATTACACTATTTTTATTTTGGGTATCAATTCTCCAAGTATTACCTATCAATTTTAATAATTTGTCAATATTCAAAAAAAGTTGTGTTCGCAACAAAACATATTCCCAAATAGGTATTGGACAATAATTTTTTCCGCTATCACCATTAAAAAAATTAACACATGTCGCACTATTATAACCATAAATTTTAAGAATATTTGATGACAAGTACAATGAATAATGCATTTCGGCTAGAATTAATTTATTAAATAAATCGTATTTATTTATTTTTTTTAAACCAACCATATGAATAGTTTGATATGCTGAATAAAAAATAATAGAAAGAAATTCGGTATATGCTTCCGATAAGTTTAAATTTTTATCGTGTATATCCCAATCGAATTTATTTTGTGAATCTAATAATTCATGGTCCAAACCAATATAATGTATCATTTCATGGTACAATAATTTAATTATTTCTTCTGATTTTGTTAAAATTATAATATTATCATATTTTTTTGTTACACCACTAACATTAAAAGCAATCGAATTTTGATGGAAATAGCTAAAGTTATTATTCATAATACTATTTTTTTGTGATGTATTTCCCAAATTTCTACTATTTTTATCCAAAGAAATATATATGGTTAACCCATTATAATTATATGGAAATAAATAGCAAAATGTATTAAGCGAATGTAAAATAGCGGCTATATATTTATAATACTGATCGAAATCACTTACCAAAAAATTAATTATGATATTATTATTGAATATTATTAATTTAAATGTAAATGCATAATCCATTAATATAATATCTTGTTGAAATTTGGAATTTGTTATTGAATTAAGTGTGGTATCGAATTCAATAAAAATATTTTTTAAATTATCAATATTTATTTTTTTTATTAATTCAATATTTGGTTCAATCCTAAAGGCATTTGTCATGCTATCCAATAAATTATTAAGATATAAATTGTGTTTGTTATTAAAATCTATCCGAAATTTGTTAAATTTAATTTTACTATTATCTGTCAAAATGGAAACATCCAATAATGATAAAAATTCTTTATTTGTCATTATATTTATAAATATATATTATAATTTTTCATAATAATAAAAGCCTAATAAAAATAATTTTTATTTTGAATTAAAAAATAATTCCAAATAAAATAAACAAAATATTTATGATTTCGACTTTTTAGAACTGGATTTTTTAGAAGCAGACCTCTTAGAACTAGATCTTTTAGAATCAGATCCCTTAGAACCAGATCTCTTAGATTCAGATCTCTTAGAATCAGATTTTTTAGAACCAAACTTTTTAGAACCAGACTTTTTAGAATCAGACTTTTTAGAACTCGATTGACGCTTTTTTTGGCTAACACGTGCTGCAGCGATTGTATTGGAAGATTTTGGTACATTTATATCGGACAATATGCTTTGTTTTTGTGTGTATTCACTTGCTTGTTTCATTAAAGCATCCCAATCGAATTTTTCTGGTACGAAAAATTCATCTGTTATTTCATGAATTATTTCTAATTCGTCGATCCTCCATTCCTCATATTTTTTACCCGGTAATCTACGTCGAATAATAAATGGTGTCATTCTAGCGACTAATTCTAAATACGCCATTTTAGCAGGATGTAATCCTTCTAAACCTAAAACTAATGGTTCTGCTCCAAAATTAAATTGTTGTGCACGTGTACCAATAATTCTAACCATTTCATAATAAGTTATAATTGGATCAGATACTCTGTCTTCATTGGCAATTTTTTTGCTTGGCATTTTACCGTACATATTCGAATCATCCTCATCCAAAACTAAAAAATCTTTATTTAAATTTTTCATATGACATGTTTTTGATTCTGGAATATAATCCTCATCTTCTCTTTCAGCATAGTCTTCATCATCATCTTGTGCATCATCTACTTCATCATTGTTTTCTTCTTCGGCGTCACCCTCTTCAAGTTCTTTATCTGTATCAACTGGTTCATCCATTTCATTAATTGGATCATATTTATCATCGTCATTTGGATCCACCTCATCATCTGGATCAACATCAATATTAGAATTGTCATCTCCTAATTCGTTATCCGATGCAACATCAGTATCTCCACCGGATTGTGATGCATAATCTTCTTCGGAATTTTGTAACTCGCCATCGGAATATTCATCCTCAGATTCCTGGAAGCTTTCAACATTATCACTACCGCTATTATCGTCATCACTGTCATTATCATATATTTTTTTTTTACCATGTTTTAAAATTTCTCCTTTAGGTTTATCATGCGCAGTTTTGGATGTTTTAGATGATTTAGATGTTTTAGATCCTTGATTTCTTGGCATGTTATATATATTTAATAATATAGATTTATATTAAGGTTATTTTGATTTAAATTCAATATTTGATTCAATTTTTCATGATTATTTTTATCTGGTTATCAAAAAATATATTGTTAAAAAATTGATAAAATAATTGTTAATCAAAATACTTTAAACGAATATAAATAATTGTAACATAATTATAAATACAAAAAAATGTTTTTTTGCGAAAAATGTCGATATTTGTACAACGTAACCAAAGATGTTAAAAGTAAACAGGCTGGTGGAAGGATAAATGAAGCATTAACAAATATTTTTACTAAATATCAAAACAACGAAAAATTCGAGGAAAAAGATCTTAAAAGAATCAAAGGAAAAGATTTGACAGATGATGATCGTTTTGATGAAATGACAAAAAAAGAACAAAGAAAACTAATATCTACTGTCAAAGCGGTAGATAAAAATTTTTTTGTGGAAGAGCCAGAAATTGAAAAAAAAATAGGTAGTAATGTGGCATTTTTTATTTGTAAATATTGTAAACATCCAAAGCCAATAAAACCAGGAACACTTATTTATTCCAAAAGTTATAGTACTAATGGTTCTGTTGAAACGGAAGATTATACATATGCAATTTATGATCAAACATTAGCAAGAACCAGAAATTATATATGTAAAAATCCAAAATGCGAATCACATAAAAATGATGCTGTAAGAGAGGCAGTTTTAACAAAGAATATAACAGATCAGATAGTTTATATTTGTACAGCATGTTCGACTAATTGGGTGAATACTATCTGAAAGAGGTTATCTGAAAGAGGTTATCTGAAAGAGGTTATCTGAAAGAGGTTATCTGAAAGAGGTTATCTGAAAGAGGTTATCTGAAAGAGGTTATCTGAAAGAGGTTATATGAAAGATGTTATTAAAAAATTGAATAAAAAAGTATTTTATCCAACATTTTATAATCTATCGCGAACAACAAAAAATGAATTTTATAAAATTAGATACACCTAAAAAAAAATATTTAGAAGAAAATAAACAAAAATTTTATGATTTCATGAGAGAATATAAGAACGAAACTAAAAGAACAACCGGACCAAATGATACCTCACAACATTCTTTGACATACGAACCATATGGCACATATAATATTCCAGATAGTATTTATGATATGTTTGTGGAATTGTATACTGACATGATTGTTACAGGATGTCCAATGCATATTACAGCACCTTTAAAAAATATGAAAATGTATGCATTTTACATACTTTTTACAAGGTGAGTTTGGGGTTGAAAACCCCAAATTTTTCATATTTATATGAAAAAGCCTCGTAAAAATATATGTGTTCACATATATTTTTAGAGAGCCGAAAAGCACAAAGAATTTGGTCCAATAGTTATTGATTTAGATTTTGTTCAATCATCATATCATAATTTTAGGTACTATACACCAGAAACAATTAATAATATTATTGCAGTGTACAATAATATTATTAAAAAATATTTAGATATTGATAACATGTATACAGATGCTTATGTATTGGAGAAAAAAGAACCAACTTTAAGAAAGGGGCAGTTACTAGTACCTTCATTTCTTGATATTTCTTGATATTTTTTACATTAAAAATAATATATTATTTTTACATAAAAAATTGAAAAAAATTGGTATATTGTAATATTTTGATATAAAATCTTAATAATAATAATAAA